CAATACACTAAAAAACACACCTGTATGTATTGGTGTTGGCACATATAGTTATTATGGCGCCGATTGGGCTAAAGATTATTATGCATCGTGGCATCATGATTTGTTTTCATACAAACGAATGCTGACACAAATAATCCTCACGCAAAATTACCTCAAGTCAATTAATCAAAAATATATTTGTTCAATGGTTTATAAAACATATCCAAAATTTGATATTTCTGAGTTTGACACATTACTTAATAAAGTAGATACCTCGCATTTTTTAAATTATCCAGAAACATTAGATTCTATGGTTAATGATTTACCTAAGGGGTATTATGGGCATCCACTGGAAGAGGGACATATTCGCATAGCCTCTCTTACCAATGAATTCATTCACAACAAATATCCTTCACTCAAACGAGAATAAATCATCAAACGTTGATTTTGTGTTGGTGTTGTTGGCTAAATCCCACTCTAGCACGCCGAGTAAGTTTTCAACTTTCTTGTCAACGAGTGTTTCTTCCATTAGTTCATCGTCAAACGGCAATTCTTTAAACCAGACAGGCAATCTAAGTTCATCGGTTGGATACGCTATACTAGTCATACCCAGCGGATTTGGCTTAAGCTTGCACACGACAATTTTAAAGCCATCAACAATTTTCATTGAATAATTATCGCCGTGTAGCCTACGTAAGTAATTCCAGTTGATAGCTGCTAGTGCATGACCAACACCACACTTGCCTGTCTTTTCCCAAGTCTTCGTGTGATTAGTCAAGTTGTTAACTGACTTTGGTGAACCTTTAGTCCATGGCTCTTGTTGTGATAGATTGCGTTTAAAATCTTTAATAACTTCAATAACATCTTCACGTGACTTACCTTCCTGAAGAACCATACATAACACGTTCATTAAGAATTCTTGTACGTATTTTGGAGTATCAGCGCGTTTCAAGTCTAGACCCATAGCTTTGATATCACCTAGTTGTCCGTCTTTATCTTTACGCTTACCTTCTTTATCAAAGATATTGATAGCATAACGTTTCTTAACGATGAAAATAGCACGATCACCAATCAGTTCACGACCAGCTTTGATAATCTCACCATTCTTGCGCGGCGCATGAAATGCACGTTCTAAGAATTGTGGGAAACTTGCGTTAGCTTCGTCTGCAATAGCATCATAAACTTGTATGCAAGAGTCTTTGTCCCAATTCATTTCACCAGCATCAATCTGCTCTTTCAGAATAGGATATGCACTGAAATAACATGAGTCAGTATCACCATAAACAATAGTAGGGCCTTGATAGTCATAGTCACCTGCAACTGATTGATTAATCTGAGCCATCATATGACGAACAATCTGTCGACCACTTAATGTAACTGACTGACCAATACGCTTATCATAGAATCGGCAATGCTCGTTTAACAGAGCACCGTATGCAGAGTTAAGCAAAATCTTACGAACAAGTTGTCGTTTGTCATAGTACTCATACATATCAGTACCATATGCTTCTTTCGCTTGTTTCTGAATAGATTTACGCTCACTATACCAACGTGATAACAACCCTGGAATCACACCTTCTTTTTCATATGTAAAGATTGTGCCGTTTGCACTTAACATCCATGGTCTATGACTATCAAATATCATTTTCCAGATTTCAGCAGCACTCTTTTCTTCACTACGACCATCTTCATAGTCAACAGTTAAGATAGTGCCTCGCTCTTGATTCATGATTGCAGTGTACTCTAGTGAGCCAAACAAGCCTTCCCACAAAATAGCACCTCGTTCTGCATCGTCACCTTCTTTATAGAACTTCTTTTGCTTTGCAAGTTCTAGGCCGCGATCCTTCATGTATTTGTCAGTTAGTGTTTGTCTGACTTGAGCAACGATGGTTTCTGGTGCCATGTTGAGGGCACGAATAGTCGAGGGATAGAGTGAGTTAATGTCAACTGCTCCGACCCACTCGTGTAGTCCCTTTTTGGGCGTAGCAACATAGGCACCTGCCGCTTGTTGGTCATCTTCATTTCTTTCCTTTCGTTTTTTATCTGGTACGATTAGTCCGCGCTCATGCGCTTCGTTCATAACTGCCATTTCAATCATGGCAACAGAGCCCATAACAGTGGGCAATAAAACGGTATTCTCATGCGCTAGCGCATTGGCTAGTTCTAAGAATTTAAGTTTGTTGTGAATTTTAAACAGCAACATAGTATCTTGACGGTTATACTCTAAAAACTTTTGCCAGTCTTTGTTGTATAGTTGATCAAGAGTGCCTTCATATTGAGTTTTGTTTTCACCAACTTCCAACTCGCCGATAACGTCAAGCTTATAGCTATGACGGCTTTCGTAGTTATACTTCTTATACAACTGTAGATAGTCAAGGTGAATACGACCTATTAAGTCATAAGTCATTTCGACTTTGCCAAAACGCTCATACTCACGTGGCTTTGGAAGTTGGCCCATTAAGCAGAACTTACGTGTATCGTCTTTACTCATAACACGAGTAACACGATTGACCATATATGGTATATCGTATCCTTCTGAGTTCCAGCCGGTCATAACATCTGCATCTTCAATGAGTTGAAAGAACATGTCAAACATTTCTTTCTCATTATCAAAAATGATTGTGTTTTCAAACTGACTAGCAATCTCTTGTGCAGTCTCCTTGCTCATGTGCTTAGGTGGAATACACAAAGTCACAAGCAAGTCTTGCCAGTCCAGGTACATACTAATAGCTGTAACTGGATTAAATGGGTCATCAGTGGGACTGAAGCCTTTTTCAGGATCAAAATCTACCTCAATGTCAAAGAAACATGTATGTAGTTTAGGTGGCTCAACTTTAAGATAGTTGTCACTTAGACAGCGAAAAACTACGTTAACATCCGACTCAAACAATTCTTTGCCTGAGTGAATGCGTCTTTCTTTTTCAAACTCGGAACGCTTGCGTGTTGAGAATCTGCTAACAGGGGTGCCGTACAAACTACGAAACTTACCCTTTACATCAGGATAATAAAACGTGTAGTTTACAGGATATTCTTTATACTGACGTTTGCCGTTAATATCACGTTCAACCACGTAGATACGATCTTCATCCCTGCTATGAATAGCATCTACATAACTCATAGAGTCTTACCAACTGTCTCCAAGATAGTATTGAGTTCTTCGTTTTCTTTGTTGGTTTCGCCCAACTTAGCTTTATATGCAGTCTTAACTGCCTTCTTTAGCAGGCCTGGTTTGATTTCCAATTCTTCTGCAATTGCTTTAATGGTGTCGTTCAAGCCACCGCTTAAGGTTTCAATCTCGTGCAACGTGGTCATTCCCTCGTTGATAAGTTGTGTTAGTTTAATCTTTGCTTCACCATTAAATGTACGATCTGACATAAGTTCTCCTTAAAAATGTATTATATATGTATTACTTTTTGTTTTCAATGATTTTTTTAACCAAAGTATGCAATCCTGGGTTAACATGTAATGCATGTGGCATCATTACATTACGAACGTAGTTTCGCATATACTTGGTATCTTGATTAGATTCATCTTCAATCCAAGGCACATCATGTCTAATGCACCAAGATTTGAATTCGTCTTTGCGAGTAGTTAAGAATGGACGCAATACACTACCGCGAGTTAGTGGAATGACTTTAGGTGTACCATGTAATGCTGACCAGATATATGTCTCAACACAATCATCTAAGTGATGACACGTGATAACCGGACCTAGGTCTTTAAAAAAGTCGTAACGCTCTCTGCGCCAATATTCTTCCTGTGATTCTTCTTTTAATTTTTCACTGATGCATTGTCCGTACATCATTGGAAGATTATAGTCTGAGCAATATTTAGCAACAAATTTCATTGCTTTTTCGCCATGCTCGGTACCATGATTAAAATACGCAAGTGTTACATCGTGCTTTCGTTTAAGAAAGTCAACTACCGCCATGCTGTCCACGCCACCGCTACATGCAATGGTAAGTTTTTTGGGCAATGGAACTAGGAGCTTGATCATGCTCTTATTATATCAAACTTATTGTTTAATATATACCGTATCGGTCATATCTTTGTTTCAAAGTTTCCAATTTTTCCAATGCTATTTCACCGGTAACTTTCATGTATTCATACGGATCTTTATATAACAACTTATCTTGGAGATTGTAATACTTATTAAACATATTTTCAACATATGTTCGTTGATCACTGGATAACGGTTTATCTAGAACGTTTTCAACAAATTTAGTAAACGCCGCGGTGTCACCGTTTCTTATAACACTGAATGGCAATTCAATACAACCATCTATGTTACCATTGCCGTACCATACTTTTTCCATATCAAAAAGATATTCATTCTTGTTCTTAAACATGTTTCTAAATAAGAAATAAAGACATATCTCTTTAAACTCTGGATCATAACGGGTATTAAATATGTCAATTGCTAATTGTTTATACTTATACCCCAGATATCTTTCTAGGTCTGTTTTCAATTGAGTAGAATCAACCTTAATCAATTGTTCTTCTAAATTGAGTTTCGTTAATACATTAATCGTTCTTATTACGTAGTCATCATGCCGATGAGGCCTTATGGTAATTGCAGTAACTTTTTCATACCTAGGTAATAATTCAGGTATACTAGTAAAAACATGTGTTTGAGTAGAATCTACTGCATTTAGCGCAGAAAAATCAATAAACTCATTGAACTCGTGAGAAAGGTGAACGAAAT